CCGCGCCGCGTACTCATACTCCGCCTCGCTAGGCAGGCGCCCACCGACCTTGTAGCAGAACATCTGTGCTTGCGCATAGGTGATGGACGCCGGGCAGGTCGCCTCGGTTCCCCCGCCTTGGCAGGTATGGTAGTTGACAATTTCGGTGTCACTCCCGAGCGCGTCCAGAATTTGGGTGACAGTTGCCGTCGTGGCCATCATTTGAAAGGCTCGGACCGTGACAAAGTGCTGTGGGAGAATTTCTGTAAGGCCGTCCGCGTCCGCTTCCGGCGCGCCCATGAGGAACGACCCCGCCGGAATGCTCACCCACACCACGCCGTAAAGGCCAGACTCGGTGTCAGCGTCGGTGTCGGCAGTATCCGCTTCCGTGTCCACGTCCCCGTCTACCGTCACGCACACGTTGCCCACGCACTCCAGGCCGGTCAGGCACTGCCCGCCGATGCACGCCCCGCCCAACGTCCCCGGCTGCTCCGAATCCGCGTCGGGAGTCTCCGCTTCGGTGTCGCCGTCCACGGGCGGCTCAGTTTCCGCCTCAGTGCCGGTCTCCGCGTCGGTCGTGTCACCGTCAGTTAGGTCAGAGTCAACCTCGGACTCCAGGTCACCGTCCGGCGGGGTGGCGTCGGAATCGCCGTCTGCCCCATCGCCGATCTCAACCAGATCGGAATCTCCCTCAGACAACTCCGACGTCTCCATACCCAGATCCCCGTCCAGATCCGCTAGCGACCTAACAGCAGCACCAGAGCAACTCAGAAGTAGCCAACTCAAAACCAGAGTTAGAAATACCGTGCGCATAGTAACCTCCTTGGATACGGCCGTACAAACAGCGAGTGCCGCTCAAGGAGGTGTTGACCAACACCTGAACGGCACTCTTAATTGCCGCACGCGAAGGACCGTCTTGACGGTCAGTCACTGTCGAGCAATCCCATATGCAAAGTATCGGAGAAACAGCCGGGAGACGGGACACCACTAACTTGCATGGTTAGCGGTTTGTTGGGTTTGCACCAACTCAGAATCGGCCGAAGCCATTTCCTTTAACGAAGTACCGTCTACCTTCACCATCCGATACAGTCGAAGAATGGCTGGAGCAACCGTCAGCTAAGGTGTGTTTCATCCAATAGAAGTAACCCTAGCCATCACCATCCAACCACTACAAAGTAAGTGCGGAGCAACCGTCGTCCCAAGCACGTAGATGCTCTACCGATTGAGCTAACTCACCGAGGTGAGTACCGGATTCGAACCGGCATCCTCCGCTTAACAGGCGAAGTAACTCAGGTCTTCACCATCCGCACATTATCGTCGCTACCCATGGTGAACCAGTTTGCAACCAAGTTCACCTCAGATCGGTAACCGTCTGCATCAGACAAGACGCAAACTTAGCACGAATCTACGGTGTGGGCAACACCGCGAAAGTCGGAGAGACGATCGACACTGGTCTTTTTGGGTCTAGCGCTCTGCCACCTGAGCTATGGTATCGGAGTTACCGTTACCAACTGGAGTCGAACCAGCGACAAATAGATTGAAGTATCCAGCATCTTCACCATCCAACAAACACTATGGCAGGAGAAATATGCGCACCGGGTATTTTACGTACTTGGCCACTAAGCTACAGTTGAGATGCGATCTCACCAGGAGGGAATCGAACCCACGTCCGTCCATTTGTAGTGGAGTAACCCGCTGCTTCACCGTCCTACCAGGAATTATTTTGTCAAAGAGCCGATCACAAAAACAGCATATCAAAAACAAAGGCGGCTGTCAACAAATAATTTTATTATTTTCACATCACGCGCCGAGCCGTCAGCTGTAAACGCAACGACCGCTTCTGAGCTATAGGCAGCGTCGGATTGGCATACTCATCCAGTAGTCTACAGGTGTCGCCCAGGCGGTCGATAAGCACCTCAAGAGCGGGATCGACGGCCATAGACCTGGAACACATATTCGGGTGCTCCGATGCGTAGGATGACGCAATATCCGATCTCCAGCAGCGGAGTAAATGCAAAGTTCCATGACGAACGGGAAGTTCATCGGCAAAGCCGTCCTCCAGCCAGCCGTTGCGTTGATACATATCTTTGACCACGTTTAGGATAGCCCGGAGAGCATCGTCAAGCAAATGAACAGGGCCGCCGTAAGTGGCTACCGTAAAGGGTGCGACAATGTGGCGTCGTATCGACGTCACCACGGTGCGTAGTCGCTGCACGTCCGCGTCCCGTAGAGCATCTAAAACCGGGACGGGAACGTGTATGTTTAGTTCCGGTTTAATGTTCGGCATTCGCAGTTCCTCCCGCACGTTCATAAAGCATCGCTAAGGCATCGACTGGAAGAAGTACCCACTGTTTGGGTACGTCGGCAGCCGTTTCAAACGTCACCGCAAAAACCGGAGTACGGGAAGTCGCTGTGTTCGCCTGTCGGCATAATTTTTGGAGCAGTGCAACAGATACAGAGAATGACTGGCGACGCGTGTGCTTGTGCTCCATCGCCGAGTAATCCCCAAGAGCATCGGTCTTCTTACTCGCATACTCGACAGCACCGGATGCTGGAGTTGGTCTCATATGCAACTTATGAGCTACGGCATTGGATGCCGCATCCGCCTCCCCGCGTTGAGTTTTGGGACGTTTCCCAAAACTCGGGGCCAGTTCACGGGGAGGATGTTTATGTGATCCTAGAGTCGGCATGACGGGCTACTCCATCGGTATGACAAGGGCTGCGGCCTCGGCCGCCTCGTCAACTTCTACCGGGTCGTCCTCGAAGAGCATGTCAGGTGGAACCAGCAAAGAGCCACTGGCTAACTGTCGTTCTTTATCGGCGATGGCCGCTTTCAGCGCCTCGAACTCAGACGGGTTCTCAGAAAAGTATCGTTTCAGGGATTTGATTTGTTTCGGCTTATCAAATCCTGGAAGTTTGAAATTCCCGCCCTCAACCGTCGCCAATCCCCACCAGGTAGCCGCGGTAAGAACCTGGGCTACGACATCGGTTGTGCCCGCGCGAAACTGAGGGTCTTCCCGCGGGTCGTCCACGAAATAGAGCGTGTACTGACCCATGCGTTTCGGCGGAGCCAGCCGGTTCTTCTCAACTTTGAAATCCACCGTCTGACCGACTACCATGTCATTGGGCAGTTTAACGTACGCGTTCTTTTCCGGGCGACTCAACCGGATGACTAAATCCTGCTTGTGCTCGACGGCTTTGCCGCCAGTCATAATGTAACCCGCATTAGGGTTAGTGGCTTTAATGTTCACACGCACTTGACTAAGGGCCACTACCGTAGGTTGTGGGCGGCTTGACGGACCCAAGGAATGTTGGTACATCCCCCAAGTCTGCATCATACGAGATAGTAGACGGGCTTGCGCGCCGATAAATTGATCTTCGGCCGACCCCAACATAGCCGCTTTGGGGACCATCGCAGCTAGCGAGTCGAGAACCAGAAAATCGCAGTCCCCGGAGGCCAGAGCCATGGCTCCCATATCAACTGCTTGCTCCCCATACTCGGGTTCGAAGATGAGTAAGTCTTTGGGTGAAACACCCCATTGGACTGCCCACGGGATGTCGAGTGCCCTCTCCATGTCAATCCACACCGGACGCATCGGGACACCAACTCCATCCGCGCATCGGCAACCCGACCGATGAAACTCGTAGTCCGGGTAGTACTCGCCAGTCAACGGGTCAAGAATGTCGGGGAGTTTCGTCCAGGTGACGTTCCTGTATCGAGAACCGCAAACACGACAGCAGCGCTGATAGGCCGCTGTCATAGCGAGTGCTAGCGTAGATTTGCCGACTCCCGGAGGTCCCCAGATTGTCACGTGGCGACCGCGAGATACTCCGCCGCCTACCGCCGTATCCAACTGATAAAAGTCCGTTGGGATAGGTCGTGTCGGTGGTCTAAACGTCCCCATACCGCAAAGTGCGTGGTTTCCGTACTGCGTACGAATCATCTCCATCGCACCTTCTAACGATAATGGGAGAGATTTAGCAGACTGAGATTTAGCCTCCTTCAAATCGGCAAGTACACTAACTACGTCGTCGGTAGTTTTTACTGTGTTAGTCGGAGCAGTTCGTTTTCTAGCCATGTTACCACCGTTGTTTCTTCAGAGGGTCGGACATTGTTGCGGCCCGCGCCGCCGCCACGCGGTCCAGTTGAGTAGCCTTGTTCACGTCCAGTTTTAACTCCGTAATCTTCGCAGACAGTTCACGCTGCACATCCAACCATGCTTGACGAAAGGCACCCACAGTCTCCTCGGGAAGGCAGGGGTAGGACACACTACACCAGACCTCCAGATGGTTGAACGGAGTGATCTCGACTTTGACCCCGTTCGAGACTGCCACGCGCGCCGCTTCAACGCCATCTGGAAATTGGCGAGCCATGATAATCCGGCGTTCGTCGGGAAGCTCCGCCAAGGGGCGCTCGATATAACTCCCGTCCGGTTGCCGTTCATTGAACGAGTACTCCGCTCTCATGGTCACATACCCAGATTCATTCCGTAAACTCTCGGACATCTAAGTCTCCTTGGTGTAAACGCGCAACTTAGCGATGCGGGAGATTTCGTCATCGAGCACTACCCCATCCAGTTGTGCGGAGTCAACTTGACCGTCGTCGTGAGGCTGCATAGCTAAGTAGCGTTCCATATCAACGCCTTGGATAAGGACGCTATAGCCAGACAGGACGAATGAAGTGAACTGCGAGTCTCGCCACCGCCAGACGTTCTTCTCGTGGACAAGACAGTAGTTATGAGCCCGCTCAATAACTGCAACTTGATCCTCAGTGTACAGTCGTGTACCTTTATCATCTATCCATATGGGACGCGGTAGAATTTCGTTCCTCTCCATTTTAACAACCGCCTGCTTAGTGCGGTTAAGTCGCTCTGCTAATAGACGAACAGTGTACATGAACACCAGATAGTCAGACCCCTGTATAGTCAACTTCATCAGTCGAGGAACTTGCCATAAGGTCACCCTTCGGTGGATGTTGTCCCGACCGCGAGTGGCGGCAAGCAGGCGCTCTCTCCGCATTCGAGCGTTTCGCAATGTCCGTTCTCGATACGCCGGATCAGACGCATAGCGTTCCCGCTTCGCCTCCAATATCTCCTCGCGATTGCGAACGTAACGATCGTGACTAACCTTCGATGTGCTCATTGTTAGTTACCTGTTGTGGTGAAGACGCCAACAGCGCTTTAAGATAAGCCGTCAACTCCGGGGAGTCCGACACGGTAACAGCTGGCGTGATTTTCACATCCCAGAAAGTCTTCCAGACGTCCTCCGGGATCACTCCCGAGTCGTATAGAGCTTGTAATTGGGCCTCCTGAAAAGACGGAATCTTCGGAAACACCATGTCGTAGTATCCATTGGCTCTACACCAAGGCGCGATAGCGGACTCCATAGGAGACGGAGACTTACGAAGATCATAACGAGCGCTTCCCCCAGCTAGTTTTAGCTTTTTGCTACCATTCTCGTTAGGAACGCCATCCAGCTGGGTACGTTCGCCGATTCTAGCTTTAATCAATTTCAGACGAGCAGCGGTCTGCTTACTGAAGAAGTTAAGGATGCCGTGGGCCTCCATAAGATCGGCATCGGACCAGTTATCAATGGGCTCTTCCATCAGGCGGGTGGTATTTATCGCAACACCATTCTGCCTTAAAACAGGCAGTCCGTCAGGATTAGTCGTGGGGGTCATTAGGTATCTCCGTTTGAGGTTCGTTGTGTAAATGTAAAGCCCGGCGAGCGGCATCCCACGACTTGAGATCAACTTTGGGCGCCGCTGGGGTCTTTGGTACGAGTGAAAAGCCAGGGATAATCATGGGGAGTTCATTATCGGACACCTCTCCGTGGTCAATGGACTCCCAGGGGATCATAAATGTCCCTTTGCGAGGCTCGTGGACTTCTCCCAGGAGGGCCACGCGTTCACCTCGTAAGAGAACATAGGGGCCTTCCATTTTATCTCCCGTGGCCTTCTCCGTGGCTATCATAAGTTCCAAGTCGGTAGCACCAAACACGGAGCCCGCCTTCGTGTATACCGGCAGCATTCTACCTCCTAAATGGGCGCACGTCGCACCCCATCTGAGTGTATGTCCTACGACGTTTGGTTCCAAGTCCGAGTAACTCTGGAACATTGTCCTGGTAGTCAACAACAATTGCTGGAATATCGAGGACTCCTTTTTCAGGAGTGTACCGTAGGATTCGACCGACGGCTTGTACCATATCCCAACGAGGAGAGGCGACAAACAAAGCACTGAGTTCCGGTATATCTAACCCCTCGTTGGCCAGCTGATAGGTCGTATAGATAACCTGGCAGTTCGCTATCAGCGCACGTTGTTCCCGTGAACGTCCCCCTACATACTGGCCCCCGGTTACGAACTTCGTGTATAGTCCCAGGCGGAGCCACTCTTCCAGCAGACGTAGTTGTTCTAGCCGCTCGCTAATCACTAAGCATTTTCTGCCAGCTTTCGCAGCTGAGGCAATATCCTTCGCAATTAAGAGATTGCGATCTTTATGAGCAGCCAAAATAGAGATCATTTTCGACCAGTTGGTCTGGCCATTCCAACGTGTAGTATACTGCTCCTTCGCTATTTCAACTCCTGTCCAGCGGGTCTCAACACGGGCTGTTAGATCCGACTCGCCAATAACTACCGTAGGATAGGCACCTTGCAAAAACTGCAAGTTGTGCATCCCGTCGTGACGCTCGGGTGTCGCGGACAGCATCATGTAGACGCGTGCTTCAAACTTATACAAAACCGGATTCCACATCTCGGAACCCATTCGGTGGAACTCGTCCCAGACCACCACCCCAAAACTATTCCAGAATTCTGTAGTATAGTCTCGCTTGGAAAGCGACTGTACCATACATAGGACGATGTCATGCGTGTTTCCAGTATCACATCGGTCTTGCTGGCATACCCCTACGCGGGCCTCGGGCCAGAACGAGTGGATACGTTCCGTCCACTGCTCCATCAAAAAGTCTTTATGCACTACAACCGCCGCAGAACGCCCATATCGCCTCAAAAGTTCAATAGCCATAACTGTCTTACCAGTGCCAGGTCCGGCTACGCCGTAAATGCTGTCGCCAGCTTGAAACGCATTCCACATCGGCTCCATAAACCGAAGTTGTTTGTCATTACGCATGGTAATTGGGGTAGCCGCTGACGCGACTGTTCCCAGGTCGCGACCATCAGACCGGCAGTCTACTACCGGGAGAGACGCCAGCTCCTGCCACGTAGCCGCTGATCTCGGGACTGTAATAGTCTGGGCTCCAATATCTTCCACATACCCATATACATACTCTCCCGGACCATACGCAGTAGTAGGAAGCTGCCACGTAAGTAGCTTCTTCAGAGACGTTAACGACTGCGCCGGCACGTCAGAGAGACGCATAGTCGCACCGCCCGCCAGAATAATGTTGTGACACGGATCAATCGCCATGTGCGTCTAGCCAGTTGGGTCCTAGAACCGGAGTTGCCAGCAAGGGAACGGTGCTACCGAGCTGGACAGTTGTCTGCTCGAAACAACCGCGGATGTACTGATTAGCCAGTTCGGCAACTGACGTATGAATCTCCACTATGGCCTCGTCGTGTACTGTCGAGACAATGCGGGCTTTAGTATTCCACCAACCCGTGGCCTTGAACACACGCATAATATTTATCAGTGCGTGTTTCATGGCGAGCGCCGCACTACCTTGGATAGGAGCGTTTAACACATCGGCATAGTGCTCCTGCGTGCGATCAAAATGAATCTTTTGCCCGTTAAGGAGTCGAATATACCCATAGCGGGCATAAAAGTCGAGAAGTCGCTTATGCAGCGGTTTCAGATCAGCGTACATCTCAAAAAACGCGGCACGAGACATTTTTGCGAGGTGAAGTTTTTCAGGGGTCACTCCGCCTAGACGTGTGCGGGCAAACTTCTCGGCGCCCATTCCATAGCCATACCCAAAATTGATAGCTTTTGCCTCTTTACGAGAACACTCCACATGATAGCGTTCAACGACGGTGTCCGCCATCAGATAATGCAGATCCTTCATCGGCTTTCCGTTAAGGTCACATCCTTGATGATATACAGACAGCATCGTCCGATCTTGGGCAAAGTGAGCCATCACACGTAGTTCAACTTGCGACAAGTCCGTATCAGAAATAACAAACCCGTCAGACGGGATGAAGGCTTTCCTGATTTGCTGCCCTTCATCCGATCGCGATGGTATGTTCTGCAAATTCGGCTTAGACGAACTCAATCGTCCAGTGTGCGTACGAGTCTGATTGAAATTACAACGGATACGCCCATCCGGGTGCATTTCAGCAGCTTGTAAGAGAGAATCCGTATACGTGGTTGAGAGTTTCTCCAGTTTACGGTACTCCAACAGCAGAGACGCCAATTCGGCACTTGCGCCGTCAGTATTTTCGACCATCCACTTCAGCCACTCGGAAGTGACCGACAACTGTTTTTTCTTTTCAGATTTCGTGTACTGTTTATGTCGCGAATCCCAGATCCCCTTTGCGAACACGATCTCGAATTGGTCGTTCGAGTTAAGGTTCATTCTTCCGGTGTACTCGTATATACTCGACTCAACTTTTCGTAGAGACTCCCGAAGGGCATCTCGATATGGAGTTAAAAAGGCTGTATCCAACCTAAATCCAACTGACTCCATGTGTGCTATAACCGCCGAAAATGGGCATTCCGTATCAAGCCATGCTGAGTAGGACCCATCCGCTTGTAGTAACGGAACTAGGTAGTCTCCTAACTGCAATGTAATATAGCTGTCGGCCATACAGTATGGACCTACCAGCGCCGCCGGTAACTTTGTTGTAGGCCAGCCTTGTGTCACGTCAGTGTAGGTGGGCGAGTTAATACCAAGGTGTTTTGCTACCAAGGTCTTCAATGCCAACTGTGGCTCATTGAGTAAGTACGCCGCAAGGATCGTATCTCGAATGCACTGGTCAGGAAACTCGACGCCTACACGGAGCGCAAGTTTCATGTCGAACACAGCGTTGTGCATCCACACTTCAGGAACCGTGTGTACGACTTCGTCAAGAAATGACCAGGCAACCTCCGGGTCTATGCAACGTGATCCGGGGTGTTCAATCGGAAAATAGGTTTTGATGGAGTCAGTAACTAGAGAAAATCCAGAGACCCGAACAGTTGAATAATTCGGATCTCCATCTGTTTCCGCATCATAGGCTACTCTATGGGCCGATAAGATGTCCTGGCGAATGATCTCAAGGTCGGCCGGCGTCTCGACAAAAAACAGTGACTTTCGATTCGCAGGGACCATAAGAACCTCGCATATTCCAACTACGGCGGTTTTAGCATATCTACCGGGTCAAGGTGGGCAATTGCCGCCAGCCGACACAGAGTATGCAGCGTGTAATTCGGAGCACGCAGCGACGCGTGCAATAGTTGCACGTCAAGACCGACCTCAGAAGCAATGGACCGCAGCTGTCTACGGCCCATTGCCTTCTGAAAGTTCGCACGTACGTTGTCGGCCAGTTTAAGGGCTTCGGACTTAGCAGCATCCGTGAGATGCTGACCGTCAACTGTCATAGCCATAAATTAACCTCGGTTCGGGAAGCACCCGATCCGGGATAATGGATCAGAACGGGATGTCATCCTTCGTACCAGAGGAGTCCCTCTCCGGCCGTTCCTCATCGGAAACGGGGGGAGGTCCATAGGTATCCTCGTCAGCAAACGAAGGGACGTTGCTGGGCGCGCCGGCAGGTTCAGTGTTGTAATGGCCGCCAGAAACCCCAGTATCACCACTTCCACCGGAGAAGTACTTCGTTTTCAGTTGAGCAATAGACTTCGGAACCTGGATCATCATCTTCAGTTTGGCCGCCCATTCAGTGCGACCGTTGATAGGACCGTCGGCCAGCAATTCGTCCACCATCTCCATGGCATCTGGAAGCGCCGCCACGAGTTGCTCGCGAGAGACGCGCTTGCGGAAATCCCACTTCTCGCCGATAGCAGAAGATTTCTCCGCGTTGCTACGCGTCGCGCGATAGACCATGCCGGTCATATCTCCGTTACCCCGCTCGGGGTCGTTCGCTTGTTCCTTAAACCACTCGATGTCAGACGACTTCACCGGGAGAAGTTTCACGCGATCTTTATAGACGGCTTTCTTTCCCTGGTAGGTAGAGTGGTCAATAACCAGAAAGAACCACACGCGGTAGGCATCGCCGAAGTGTTTCGTAAGAATATCGACTTCGCCCTCCCGAAGGGTTCCACGAAGTGACGGCTCGAACGTGTACCGGTTGTTGTTAAAGGTGAATTGGTGTTCCCAAACAAACACCGGGCGTGGAGATACAATAGTCACACTCGCGGTATCTCCGTATGGAAGACGAAACCGATACAGGGTATCGCGTGGTTGTCTTCCATTCTTTCGGTCATCGGCCTCTTTCGCACCACGTTTAATTTCCTCGTCGTTCCAGTCATCAGTCATCGTAGTCGGCATTGGTTTCTCCTAGAAGTCAGCGTTTAACCAACGACATGTTGGTCAAGTTAGGATACTATCACCAGAACACACCTGTGTCAAGAAATAGTTTTACAAAATGAGTTTTGCGTCGTCAAGCAATCTCCGAATTGCCCCCGGATGGTTGTCTACCAGCTTGTCCGGATCGAGTCCTTCGCACTCGGGAGGGTAGTCAACACCCAGGAGACAGACCTGGTCACGTAGATAGTTTGTCAGCAGTTCCGTACCGGCGCGACCTGCGTCATCGCAGTCCATCATTAGCAGAACGCGATCTGCCACAGACACAATCTTCGAGGCTTGTGTCATGTTGACTTCACTACCAAGTGTGCTCAATACTCCGTAGTCACTCAGCAGATTGTTGTAAAATAGCCACTGCCACAACTTCGGGGCATCCAGTGCACCCTCCACAACGATGACAGTCGTTGATGGAATAATATGCTGAAGTCCAAGCACCCAGTGTCGGCGACTAAAATTCCAGTAGTTATAGTATTTTCCCCAGGATGTCGCCGAGTCATCAACGAGACGACCTACCGCTCCGGCTAAGCGTCTGTCCGGAGTTCGGACCGGAAGCGTCGTCGCCCGACGATACGGGTCAAATCCAAATTCCCACGTGATGTGAGTAATGGGATCAAACCCCCGACTTACCAAGTACGGAACGGAGGGACGGCGCCAAGAGGACATCGCCTCCTCCCACTCGGGAGCCGGACCCGCCGGTGGCTTCTCGGATACGCGGCGACTGTCATAGTCTCGGTCCCAATCATAAGCGAATATCTCATCGCGCTCAATGCGATCCGCCAACTCCGTGTAGTTAACACCTGAGTAGTACGACAGGGTATCCAATAAATAGGGTATAGAACCTTTGAAGTGGCATCCGAAACAGTGAACGACTGATGAGCTGTCATCACATATCTTAATACCCATAGAAGGATGTGCATCAGTTTTAGACTTGTGGCGCCAAGGCGCGAGAGGGCACCGTATATTTACATCTTTACGCGTTATGCGGATGTCCCCTCGCTCCGCAGATAAACCAAGGGCATCAGCGACCTGTAAAATTCCAGCCGCGTTCATTTGTGTCTCCAGATATACACAGCAGAGCGCCAGCTGAGGCAGTACACCCGATCTCCGAGAAGTAGTGATCTGAAAAATTTTATCTCGGGATCGCGGTCCATATTACGAAGATGACCATCCTTTCCAAGATCATAATGGAACAATGTCGGCCAGTCACGAAAGTCAAGACAGTTAGCGAGCATGGTCTGCATAGTGACGGGAACGGCTAACGCGACCAGACCAACCAAGAGATCCTTACGGATATGACGACCATTTGTGTAGTAGTAATACTGTGGGTTGTGCATTAGAACAGCCCGCCTTGAGGTTGTGCTTGATTCCTCCTCGGGGTAGATGTAGGTGTGGCAACGCGAACAGTCTTCAGGTCTTCATCCTCATCTTCCGGCATTTCCGTAAAGAGCATGTTCTCCATATCCCACGTGACCGTTCGTCGGTACTGCAAACCCCCGCCTTGGCGAAACTTAATCGAGGCCAGAAATAATTTTTGCGGTACGGACTCACGCATGGCTTTATCTTGATAGGCTTCGAGCATCACGTCGGCGTCCGCGGCAATTCGGTCGCCCCAGGCCACATGGGCCAGATTGTCACCCTTATTCTTCTCACCATCCGCATCGCGATTAAGTTGTGACGACGCCAGCAGTGGGATTTTGTACCGTCCCGCAAGTAGCTTGAGATCGCCGCTAATATTCGCAAGACGTTCGACAGGATTCTGACCACGTTTGTCGTCCGACAGGAGGTACATACCATCAAGAATAACCAGATCGGGGTGGTAGCGTTCGATTTTAGCGGCCATCCCAGTAACACCCTGTCCGGCGTCATCGCTAATAACCCACAAGTCCGTCGGCGACGTGGCTAGTTCGTCTAACCGATCAAAATATTTTGCTTCCAGTGTGGACGTCAGCTGACCACGACGGAGGTCCTGGAAGGGGACACCCGCAAACACGGCGTCCAACCGCTCGAAAATCTCCGAATAGTCCATCTCCTTAGAGAAGATAAGGACGCGATACCCCAGTTTGTGGGCCGCGTACGCAAACAGCATCTCGATCCAGGTTTTGCCCACACCCATACGAGCAACGATAACCCAGAACTGACCGGGACCCATTCCGCCTGTCACCGCGGTCAGCGACTCCCAGAAACATGGGATACCTATGAGTCCGCCTCGATCACGAACCGCTAGATAACGTTCCTTACGCTGGTTAGTAGAAGCCGTCCATGATGTGTCTTTGGATTGCCGAGCTGACTCGTTGAGCTGCATTACAAGTTCTGTAAGGAAACGAAGTGAGTCGTACGGGCGCATGTCCGATTGTGCGATTTGAACATTCTTCATAGCGGAATTAACGCGATTGTAAACAAGACGCTCGCGCAGTTTATCACAAAGCCAGTCAAAGTCCGCGTCAACAACGACAGGTGTCCATCCAGGATACTCCGAACGAATGACGTCCTCAGTAGGAGTTGTGTTGTATTTACGATAGAACGATAGGATAAACTCCCATATTGGTTTGTGAACATTCTTAGTCGAGAACAAATCGGGAGTAAGCTTCCGTTCAACGGCCTCTCTGGCCAAGTTATTTCGTACAACGTACGTTACTAGACTTCCTTCGTAGTCCATCATTCCCCCGATGAGTTTCTGAATTGGGATACAATGACAGAGGCCAGAGAGATTCCGGATGTGTCATCCAGCCAAGGGGCTATACAAATACGGCGAGATGATGAAATCAACGTATGGTCATGTACGTAGGCCATCCGACAAAACCGTAAACGCATCGCGTTGTGTAAATCTGATGGAGTGTCATACCAGTCAATACGCGATATAAATGAATGCTGTTCGTCTGTAAATACTTCTTGCAGGGCCTTCCTCCAGGACTCCTTGACATTCACCCCAAACAGTACAAGCTCAAATGAAATCCCGGGTTCCCGTGATGTCTTCTTACGTTCCCACCAAGTGAAAAATTTCGCGTTAATCTGCATGCTAGGTGGTATGCGCCCGCCGCTAATTTTAGAGAGAACGCCTTTAACAGACACGTCAGGAACCGGTTGTACTACCGATAGTATGTCTATAAACAGGGGGCGTCCGCACAGCAACGTAGTCATCTTATCAGGTTTGTCCATTACTGGTTCCTTTCCACCAGCTATCAATTTCTGCGTGTTGAATCACTTCCCGCATATCAGGTCCGTCATTCAGTTCGATGTTGATAGTTGTCCCGAGTAATAAGCTATAGACGGACTCTCCGTAGTACTTGGGAACCGTAGAAAGTTTCGTATTCGACGTAAATAAGGTTGGTAACCGGTTTTGTGCACGCTGACGAAGGATCTCCTCGATGGCTTGCTCATAAAACAAGGGTCTATCGGCAGCGGACTTATACTGCTCTTTACAGAAATCGTCTATCCCAAGAAAGGCAACCTCCGTAAGCATATTAGGGGCGCCAATTTGCTGCATCGAAACCACGTCTCCTGCTTTGATCGCCTTTATCTCCGCGGGAGTGACCAGTAAGGCAGAATATCGGTGCTCCATGGCCACTTTTAGTATCACAGACATTGTATGGGTCTTGCCACACCCATTAGCGCCGAACAGATATAATCCAGACCCATGTTTTCGGGTATCCTCCAAATCACCTGTATAACGCAGCGCTGTATCTCGAAATAACGGGACAGTTATCTCGTCAACAACGGCGTCCCAGTAGGATTCTCCGATGTGAGCATCCCGCATATCGCGGCAACGTAAGCTGCGCGGCTCAGATAGCATCTGGTTCTCCGAAGATGCAATTATTTAACAGCGTCCGATGATACGACGGTAGATACACATCGCTTATCGACGGAATAGGCATGTTGAAGGTAATTGCTGAGCCGTTCCGTATCGCGCTTTGTTCCACGTTGAATTGCAAGGCGACGCTCAGGTTTACTGACGTGGGACTTCTCAAAAACCTCCAGAGTTACCCGGTCGCGCTCGGGCGAGGTTTTATCTGGAAACACCGTAATCAGGATACGGCGCCGATCGGAGAATTTAACAGCCATATGTCGATTCTCCGTGTGAACGATCTTCTTTGGTTTAGCCAATTCCGGTTCAGTGGTTACTTCCGGAGCCTTTGAGTCGTTCTGCCCGGCGTCGTTCAAATTCGGCGTCAAGGGCAGCTCGCTGCTCTGCGGGTGTACGTCGGGCAAGTCGGAGTCGCTCGGCGCGCTCCCGCTCTCGCTGATCGGCTGCGGCTCGCTGTTCAGCGAATTTTCGTCTAATTTCAGCGATTTCTGCGGCTTTATCGTCAGGGGTTGCGGGACTGCTTGGCGCATGGGAAGACTCCTCGGAAGGTTTTTGGGTAATGTCGTCCAGAGGACCCCTAAAGTCCGTCGGACGAATTGATGGAACGAACTTCGCATCAAACCAAAGCATCCAGGTCTTGGCATGCTTGGCAATCAACATCGGGTTTGGGACGTCTTCGGTTGTGCTAACGTGTGCGAGAAGTCGGTTCCACTGCTCGACGCAAAACACGAAATAGTCTCTGAGGCGTTCGTAGCCGTAGTCACGGTGGAGATCAGCCATGATACCGTAAAACGCGGCTCCAGCCTTAAATCCGGCCCTCCCAGGGGTATCCGGACCAGAGGTCGCCCGGTACGATGGCCAGCGAATTCCAGTCACTTTCGGGTAGCGCTTCTCCCAAGCTAGGAGGTAGTCAATCTCGATGGTCGGCCAAGTTCGGGTCTCTTCGCTGGCGGAAGCCCATTTTTTGTACAGTTTAGCAAGCCGCGCTCCATCCCCCAGGCTCAGACCGGCCAGCATGGTGCGCGTCCCGTCGGAAGACACGGCACTCATAACCGGCTTGCCAAACGAGGGAAGTGAGCCGTCAGCTTTGAACAGCGGCTCCCGCTTTGGCGGTCGCATCGGACTGGAAAGTTTCGACGTCGCAACTTTTTCGATGACCGCTGGTGGAGCTTCCGCCGCCTTCGCAGGCTCTTCAGTTGCAGCATATATGAACGCGCGCGCACGCGTATTTCGCGTTAAACACGAAGTGTTTAATGCTAAATTATCTTCGTATGTTTCTACTTCGTCTAATTCGGGTATCGTTTTCGACACATCCGGATGTATCAGATCCGAAACATCCGGATGTGTCGTTTTCGAAACATCTTGAGTAACGTTTTCGTCACATCTAGTGGGGTGAAGTGTGTACACGTTAGACGCACAAAGTCCACGGATTTTCCACGTCAGTAATCCCGCGTTACGTAACTCAACAAGCCTCCGATGGACGACCGGGCGAGAAATGCCAAGATCCGAGCAGAGCAGCTTTTGTGATGGGAAGCAGGTGGTCTTCTCACCCCAGGCGTAGCTCATCAGATCCAAGTATAGGCGAAAAGCACCGTCACTTATTCTGGCATCTCGAAGGAGCTTAATCGACAACTTGACGAACTTCTCGTACGAGTGGACGCCAACTCCGTCGAACTCTAATTGGCCGTCCGGATTTGACATATCAGTTGACATGCGGAACCACGCTTTCAACCAGGCTGTCGAATTCGTCGTAGAACGTGTCTGGAATGCGATTAACAGCCAGTACACCGGTTCCCATGAACTTGTCTTCATGCTTTGGGGTCCAGCCGATGAGGCCGGTTTCGCACAGAGCTCGAACTGCCTCTACCCCTTCTTCTGGAGATAGCTGAAGAGACTGACAAAGGTTACCTAACGTAGACAGAGGCATCGGATTCTCTCCGAACTGTATAAAATACGTTCGAATTATTCCGTACAGGCGCAGAGCGGGATGTGATAGTCGAGACGAGTAGCACAGCACGAGCGGGTAGAACACGTGACAATATTGATCTTCCCGCTCGGCCATGCTCAAGAGGCTTTGTTTGTTGGTGCTCAGGGACATGGCGCTTAGAGTGTGGTCTGTTCGGTGGTTTCGGGGGACTCTGGAGCGTCGGCAATCGGGCGGCCGATTTTAACGTGGGTCTTGACGACCTTTTCGGTCGAGACGGCCAGTTCGCTCGCACGCCAAACGCGGACTTTGCTACCGGCCGCCGTCGCGGCGGTGACCGCGGAGTTAAGTTCTTTGCGAGCGTTGGAAGCGAATTCGACGAGACTCGAACCGCTTTGTTCGGTGATTTGGACGAGATAGGTCAT